TGATTCCACGCGCCTAACCTAAAAAAGACCTGCATGTCATTGGGTGCGTAGCTGCATTGGCCGTTTGCATTTACTGTGTAGGTAACGCGGTCAATTACGACGCCGTCAAGGCTTTCAATTGGACCTGCCCCGCCCAATGCGATGGCCTGCCAAAACCAGTCTTTATACTTGCCAACTTGAAAGTTTGCCCGCAGCGACCCCGATAAGGCCGTGCGCCCCACAATCAGCTTGCGGTTGGCAGATGCATCAATCGTGAGGCGACCTTGTTCCCATATGCCCCGTAAATTCGGTTGCTTCTGTCCGACTCCAAGCGCCGATGCAACCGCTAATACGCCACCAACAACCTGCGACGCCACTTGCGCATATCCAGCAACAGCGCCAATCGTGCCTGCCAAACCAGCCGCTATGCCAGCCCCAGTCAGTGTTGCTGTAACGGTAGCCGCTGCAGCTGTCGCAGCCGACGCAAAGGCTCCCCACGCCGCGACTGCTAGCTGAGGCACTAGAAAAGCCTCCAAGCGGCTAGACAAAGGCTTTTGCCAGTTTGCTGGTCCACATGCCCGAGTGCCTGAAAAACAGGCTCCACGCCTTCTGGAGCCGCGGCAATTAACACGCGGCCATCATTAAGCATCACGCCAAGCCCACCCGCGAGCGCGCCTTCTCCTGGAACCATCACAATATCGCCATAATGAGCAAAAAGTGGCGTTTCTAACCGCGTCCCTAAAAGGGCATCGCACGCATGGTCTAGGTCGTTGTAGCCAAGTTTCCGAAGCGCACGAATAGCGCCTGCCTCGGTCGAGTATTTCGCCCCACCCTTAAAGCTAATCGGCGCGCCAATTTCTTCACGCATCGCCATGACCAAATGAGCACAATCGTCGGATCCCAACTTAAAGGGGCGACCTATCCACTCTTGCGCGATCTTGTCAGTAGCAATTTCTTGAGGCGTCATGATCTGATATTATGTTTTATTAGCGATCCGTGAATTGGCCGACGTTGTATATCAAGCCAAACCCAAGCTGTCCACCCCTTCCAATACTGGGATTCGTAAACGTTGGAATAGAGGTGGTTGGCGGCACGGCAGCGGTTCCAGCCGCAAATTGGTCAAATAAATCTGCAACATCAAAGCGCGATTGATCGTATGTCAAACCCCCGCTAGGCAGAAATCGTCGCTCGGAATGAGACACGCACAGTATCTCAGCAATTTCAGGCCCCCACCTCTGGCTCACCGATGATACGCGCCCATTGACAATCAAAGGCTCAGCATCGATCAAAGTCCAGTCTGTTAGTGATCTTAGGCCCCGCCATATATCAACACGTGATTTCTGATAGTCAGGGTGAACCGACGCGGCTTGTAGAGTGGGGGTTAGAGCACCAGTGACGCGACATGTTACAGCGGGAGCGTCAATACCCTCTTGAACGGCCTCGGCGTCCATTATAAGGCCCCACGCCGTGTCGTCGCCACCTAAAAATGTCTTGCCCCCAAAAACTACAGACCCTGGCGAAGTCATGAGCCTCATATTACCTGTCGGCCAAATGATTTCGATGAGCCAAACCTCGGACTGAAAAGCCTCAGCCAATCCATTGTCAAGAGCGACCGATGTCATGCCGGCTCCTTAATCCGGAATGTCATACCATCCTGAACGCCGCGCGATTGAATCTCCTCTAAAACGGCGTCCGCGTTCTCAATAAAGCCCTGTAATGTCACAGAGTTGTAAGAAATCACATCGCCAGTCGAGAAGCTGACGCGCGGGGTTGCGGCCATTGTAAATATGTTGCCGCTTAAGGGGCCAGTGGTTGGCACGAGATAGGGCCTACCAGCTCGCACGATAGAGACCCGCTTACCATCCGCCCATGTGCCTGACCAGCCTGTCATCGTGACATTAAGGCCAGACACACTAGCAACCGTCAAGGCGCCGCCCGTGAAGCCCGTCGCCTGATCCGGTACACGCACCACAACCTCGTTATTACGTGCAAGCGCCAGCTCCCCCGCTAGCTTAAGGCTCTCTGCGCGCGACATAGCCCCAACCATTATTTCAATGCCGTGCAACGGGGGAACGCCAAGGCGAACCGAGGCTCCTGATATGCCTGTTAGGGTTTTCATTGGCGGGTGCTGAAACACTTTAAAAGTGGAGAACCGCGCTGGAATTGATAGGACAAAGGCTGGCATTTACCAAATCCTGTTGCGATTAGCTCGCCCCATGTCAACGGGTACTTGCGCGCGAGATGCTTGGAATGATTGCACCGCGGCTCCAGAAGACAGCTTAAGCGTGCGGCTATCAAGCAGCTCGTTGCCGAGGTAGTTATTGAGCGTCATAGTCTGCGCGCCACCACCGCCGCCAAGCGACGGGGTCTTAAAGGATGGCGTTTTGCCCCCCGAAAACACCGAAGCAATAGCCGAAATAGCGCCTAAAATACCCCCGCCCTTTGTGCCCGCACCAAAAACTTTTGGAAATGCCGTGGCCGCGATTTGCGCGATCTGTTCAACAGCGCCGGCCACCGCGCTTTGCTTGCTATTGATGCCAAGCACGAGACCCTCGCCGATCATCTCGCCGAAATAACGGAACACTCTTGAAGGCGAGCGAACCTCGATATCTTTTGATTGAGAAAATGCTTTTGAAACAGCGGCACCCAAGTTTCTTGCGGCTTGAACTGCCCTTTGAATACCAGCGTTAATCCCTCCGACAAGGCCATCAATCATTTGCCCGCCGATCTTAAAAAACGCTGAAGTGCTGTTACTCAAAACGTTAAAAATCTTTTCAAGGCCCGTGATGACGGTGGCCATGCCAATCGTAGCCCATTGCGCCATGGCAAAGCTGGCCTTATCAATTGAGAGCTTAGCCTCAGCGGTCTTTTTAATCAGGTCCTCATCCATGACAAGGCCAAGCTCTTGCATGCGCGCGCGCTGTTGCTGCATGGCAGCCGATCCAGCTCCAAGAACCTCGACCATGTCCTTGCCAGCCGATTTTCCAAACAACTCCATGGATAGGCGCGCACGTTCGGCAGGGTCTTTCACATTCTCGATAGCCTTTGTGATCGCGTAAAACGTTTCCTCGGTCCCCTTGATCTGCCCCGAAGTAATTTGGCTATCAATGCCCAATTGCTTGAACGCGTCAGCGGCGGGGCCTTTCCCCGACATCGTAAACTCGCCGAGGCGCTGGTTTAGCTGATCCAGAGCATTCGTCATCAATTCAGGCGAGCCGCCCGCCGCAACAAAGACGCCTTGCAGCTCCTGCACTGCGGTTGTGGTAACCCCAAGCCGCTGAGCTAAGTCGCCAATATCGTCAGCGGTTTCCAGCGTTTTCTGGGCAAAGTCGCCAAGCGCCTGGACCCCTTCCATGGCAAATCCCGCTACAAATCCGCCAATCGCGCCTGTGACTAAAGTTGAGAGTTTACCGCCTGTCTTTTCGGCCTCATTGCCAACCCCGTCCATTTTATCTTTAAGGCGCGCAAGGCCTTGGTTGTATTGATCTGCGTTTATAAGTCCGCGACGAAAGGCTGCGTCCAAAACGTCAGTCGCTTCACTTGCTTGCCGAGTAGCACGCTCTAACTTCGTCTCCAACGACTCAGCGAGGCCAGCGACTTTTCGAGAGAGCTTGTCAGTATCTAAGTTGTCAAATGCGTTTGAGGCATTTCTTACAGCCGACTCCAAGCCGTCTAGATCACCGTTTATCTGAACCGTAAGCCGCTCTAGAACGCCATCACTGATCATCTTCTAGCGCCTTTCTTTTGGCATCGACCGCCGCCCATTGTGCGAAAAGGTCTTCCATGTCTTTTTTCGTCATGTTCGGATAAGGTTTATGGCCCTCAGATAACAGTAGCCACTCTTTCATGCGTAGCGACCAAAACTCGACAGGGCTAAGGCCAACCTCCTTTACTCCGAGGTAGAACCACCTTGCCCATGGGGTAGGGACGGGCGCGAGGCTGCCTTACTAGGCGAGTCCTCCTTATCAACGGGGAACAGCTCTTGGATTGCCGCGCCAATGTCAGCCACATCGAAGCGAACAAGGCGAAAGTCTGCCAATGTGGTAGGTTGTTCGAATTGCACCAAGCAATAAACTAGCTTTAAAAGGTCGTTCATCGATGGATGCAACGTGTTTCCGTCTTCGTCTTTGGACGTTTTGAATTTAGCGAGCGCGTCCACATAGGAGCGCACACCGAACTCGGTCTCAAGCTGGGCAAGCGCGCCCATGGTTAAGGCCAGAACAAAGGTTTGATCCTTGTCCCTGCCACCTTTTAGAATTACATCGCCGCGAGCGTTCATTGTGTGACCTTAAATCGTGGTGAAGGCGATTGCGCCATTGCTTTGTGCGCTCATTGAGTAAGAAACAGCATCGCTATGATCAGCGGAAAACTCAGCCGATGTAATCTTGAACAGGCCTTCAAAGGTGCCCATGGTCGGAATGAAGAGCTGGAACTTGACCTCGGCGCTTGCCGAGTTAACGATTGCCAAGAGGCGATCATTTGCCGCGCCGTCTTTTAGCACGCCGTCGCCACTGAAATCAATCGACTTCAAGGCAAGAGCACCCGTCAAAAACTCACGCCAGCGGCCAGTCGAGTCCGAGTTGGTCGTCTCGATAGGCTCGTTATTGATCGTGAAACTCTTCGTGCGAAGCCCGCCCAATTCGATATAGGTGTTAGCGGTCGCGGTTTCGATACGAAGCGCCATGAGCGCGCCTGCTACTGCACCTGCTGACATTGGTTATAGCCTCTCCAGTTTGGCGCGATATCGACAGATAACGCGCCGTGTTTTGCCGTCAGGGTCGCGAATATGACCCCTGTCACGCTCATAGTTAAGCACAGCGCGGTGTCCCGTGGATTGCGGCAACACCACGCGATTGAGCCTAGAATAGGCCTCCTCGGCTATCGTATCGGCCTCAAGCCACCCGTCTTGCTGCGACCAAATGTTTAAGGTGAGCGATACCTCGGTGTCGCCTTCGCCTTCCGCCGTGCCGGATTGGTCTAGCGCCTCGCCACCATCGAACGAAATGAACGGATAGGCCGCGCGATCTGGCACAAAGTCATAGATGCGCCCGCCTACAACAGGAGTCGCGGCGGCCAGCGCGTCATAAACCATCTTTTGGAATGCTAGTGCTGCGCCTGCCATTATGCCGCCCTCGCCAATGTGGCCTTGAATATCGCCAAGCCCCTGTCTGCGGTTTCATCTAGGGCTGGCACCAAGAATGGACGCGGCTTGATATGGCGCGTTCCCAATTCCAGATGCACGGCGTAGGCGGCACCCGCAAACACATCAGCAATCAAGGAACTTGCCTCCACATTCCAACTGATAGAGCCTGCAAGATTACCCGTGTCCGTCGCTGGCGCTTGCCCGGGGGCCGAGGCTTGGTGCGTTACCGTACCTTTGACATAGGTCCGGCCAGTCTTAGGTCCCTTCTGCACGGCCTTGACCGCATGATTTCGAACCAGCATCGCCCACGCCTCTAGGCCTGCAGCGGTCGCGGTCTCATATTTTTTCGCCTTACGGACAAGGGCCTGCTCTAGTTTGCGTCCCCCGATCACACGCGCACGAACCGCACTCACGCTTCACCCGCCTGCACGACACGCGCGCGAACCTCAATAAATCTCTTTGGCCCAGATAAGGCGCTAACAGCTTCAATATCGTGCAACGCGCCGCGCCATGTTAGACGGTCGCCTTGCCGCATGTCAGGCCCATGGCGAAACTCAAACAAGACAGCCTCTTGCTCGCGAAGGCCGTCAGCAAAAAACACCGCGCTCCCAGTTACGGGCTTGGCCTCCCCAAAATAGGTGCCAATGTTTGTCCAAGTTTTCACCCAACCCCCAAAGCCGTCAGCAGTCTGCACCTTGCGGCTTAGCGTGATCCTATCTCGAAGCTGGCCAGTCCTGCTCATGCCAAGCGCCTTGCCATGTAGGGCGACAAGAGCTGGTTGACGCCGAGCGATACCTCAGACGAGATCGTGCCGACGACGATAGCCTCGCGGTTTTCGTACCAATGCGCGACCAGCATCAAAACGGCTTGGCGCATTCCGTCTGGGATATCAGCCTCACCCGCCGTGTATGCAATTAGGAGAGTCTCACCAGTTGCAACGTTGAAAGACTTTGACAAGGGGATCACCTTGGCAGGTCGCTCTGTTAGGTCAATGTCAAAATCTGAGGCAACGTTTTGGGTTGTCGCACCAATGACCTCTATCGCCGTGATAGCAGTGACAGGCCACAAAGGCAACCTGATAATC